CACTACTACCACCCATATTATCTAAACCTATAACAGTTCTACCTCTTAAATCAGGTATAGTAAAATTACCGCTACTACCACCATAAGTATAGCCTATTACTGAAAATAGGTCTACATATGTTGAAGCAGCTACTGATTGACCTGCACAAAGTAACCAACCGCCAGGTGCTGTAGTACCAGCAAATAATATAATTCCACCTGAAGGACTAGTTGAACCTGTACCAGAAGAACCTGAAGCTTCTACCCAAGGTTTTACCAATATTTCATTAGTTCCAATAGCAAAGCCAACTAAAACAGCATTACCGTCAGGTTTATTTGTTGTTATTTCACCTTCTGTACTTGTTGATAAATAATAAGGTGCACTAACAGACAAAGACCAATTAGGATCAGATATCCAACCTGTATGTTGAGCATAACCGTCTTCACCACTCTGAAAAGCTGACCTAGTAAAACCTATAAATCTTGAAGAAGGATCACCTGTAGTACCAGCAATAGCTAACTTTATAGTATTATTTGTAGTACGATATACAACTTTATAAGCACCTAATGCTTCACCTGCTTGAGTCTTAATTGTAGGACCTTTACCTATCTGGTCGAAGTTATCATTAATAGGTGTTTCCCATTTATCAACTCCTTGTGCTACTGTCTCTAAACTATGATGTTTTGTAAAACTCATTTATTTCCTCTTTATGTTTTAATGATATAAGACATTGCCATATAAGGTTGCATATTATTATGCGTATTACCGCTACCTACAGAACTTGATGTACCAGTATTCTGAGTTTGTGGTGCACCACCTAAATTTCCAGCACCAACTGGGCTGCCCCATTGATTAGTATAAGTATGAGTATGTGCTGGCATTTCACTTGTAGTAAGTGTATGATTTTCAGTACCACCAGAACCACCTAAAGAGTCAGCAGCAGATGTAGTAACTACATTAGCACTACTACCACCCATATTATCTAAACCTATAGCACATCTACCTCTCATATCAGGCACATTAAAATTAGCCCCACTACCACCATAAGTATATCCTATTGATGAAAAAAGACCAGAATATGTTGAAGTGGCTACTGATTGACCTGCACAAAGTAACCAACCTGTAGGTGCAGTAGAACCAGCAAATATAATAACAGTACCTGTTGAACTACTACCACTACCTCCCCCACTTTGACCTGAAGCTTCTATCCAAGGCTTAATTAGTATTTCATTAGTAGATATAGAATAACCAACTAAAATAGCATCACCATCAGGTTTACTTGATGTTATTTCACCTGCTGTACTTGTTGATAAATAATAAGGTGCACTAACAGATAAAGACCAATTAGGGTCAGATATCCAACCTGTATGTTGAGCATAACCTGTAGCCCCATTTGCAAATGGTTCCCTAGTAAAACCTATAAATCTTGAAGAAGGGTCACCTGTAGTACCAGCAATAGCTTTTACAATTTCGTTATTTATTGTACGATATACAACTTTATAAGAACTTAATGTTTCACCTGCAGTTGCTTTTATTGTAGGACCTTTATCTATCTCTACAAAATTTGCATTGAGAGGAATATCCCAGTTATCTACACCTTGTACTACTGTCTGTAAATTATGATGTTTTGTAGCCATTTATTTCCTTTTAATATTTAATCATCCAATTAAGTGCAAGCCAAGGCTGCATATTATTATGAGCACTACTACTACCTACAGTGGACATATCTCTTGTATCATAAGCTGATTCTGCACCACCACTATTCCCAGCACCATTTCCATGCCCATAATTCTGTGTGTAAGTATGAGTATGTGCAGGTATTTCAGATTCTGACAGTGTGTGGTTCTCTGTACCAATAGTATAATTTAAACTAGTAGCACCTGATACTCTACCAGCAGATGACCCACCCATATTATCTAAACCTATAGATGTATACCCCCTCATATCTGGAAGATTAAAATTAGCCCCACTACCACCATAAGTATATCCTATTACATTAAATAAATCAATATAAGTAGCTTTATCTTTTGACTGACCATAACACATAAACCAATTTGATGGTACTGTAGCTGAACTAAACATCCTCATAGAACCTATAGGTCCTGGAGATTCTTCACTACTTACCCCATCAAGTTCTACCCAAGGCTTAATTAGTATTTCATTAGTTCCAATAGCAAAGCCTACCAATGTAGAACCAGAAGGTTTACTTGTTGATATCTCTCCAGGTGTTATTGCTGATAAATAGTAAGGGTCACTAACACTCAAACTCCAATCAACATCCTTAACCCACCCAGCATGTTGAGCATACGCATTTTCATTTAAATCATAAGATTCTCTAGTAAACCCAACAAACCTAGAACTAATATCACCTGTAGTACCAGCAATTGCATGATGTAATTTACCATCTGACTCTAAATATACAACCTTAAAACGTGATAATGTTTCACCAGCAATCCCAAAAACAGTAGGACCTCTATCAACAGCATCAAAGTTCTCATTAATAGGTGCATCCCAATTATCAACTCCTTTTTCTACTAACTCTAAATTAGAATGTTTTGTAAAACTCATTTATTTCCTCTCTTATTATCACATTACACTAAGTATATCTATTGATATATCAGTAGATGCAACAGATCTACCATAAGCCCCTCTAGAGAATACCTTAAATTCTATAGGACTTGATAATGAACCATTATCAGCAATATTTTCAACAGCAGTATACACATTACTTGTTTCTGTAGCACCCGCAAATGTTGTTCTTACCAAACTCCCATTATACCAGTTCTCAATAATAATATCAACATATTCTTCACCAATTGGAGTTCCTTCTTTTACTGCGTACCCAAACCCTTGTCTACCAAAGCCTGTTTGTTTATTTACCAATGACCATGTTATAGTTATATCATTTTCAAGAGATATTACGGCACTCTTATGATGTACACCACTACTGAATAATTGCACAGAAGATGGTGGATGTGGTCTATGTGCTTTACCTTGAACAGTCATAGACCAAGGTTCTATTTCAGATATGTCTATTTCATTTTTAAATATGTTAATAGGAACAGCTTTGAAAAATAAATTAGTACCAATTTTACCTTTTCCTAATGTAAAATGATCTACATTAGCCATTTGATAAACAGTAGAACCAACTAAATGTGTAGTTGTTTCTGTACCGTGCCTACCCCTTATAAAATTAGAAAATTCATAAGTATCTGTACTGACTAAATCAGCATCTTGAACCATCATATACTCATCATCAATTATTATTGAATTAATACCAGAGAACATTTCATTTCTAGTTGAACTTACAAAACCATTCTCGCTAGGTATCCCTGATATATCTACTTCTACTGTTTGATTATCTAACCAATGGTCTGAATCCATTTCTGATTTTAATACACCAACTGGTGGATGGTGTCTGCTTTCTAATAGTAATTTATAACTTATACCACTATCAGTACTATAATACAAGTCAACACCTATAGTATCCTCATGACCTACACCGTATAATAAAGCTAATTCCAAAACACCTGTATCTGTTAACAATTCAAATGGTGTTTCTTTAATAGTAAACCCGACAATATTAGATAGTCCTGAAGCATAGGGTTTTTCTGGTGCTGCTAATGGTGCTGGTACTGTATAGTCTACAGGGTCAAATATATAATCAGGCTCTTCTTTACACGAAACACTTAAATTAAAATCAGTTTTTTCCTCTATAAGCTGAACTCTAGCTCTTAACCAATTTATATTAGCATTTGGAAAATGTAAAGTAACAGGGTCACCAACCTCTAAATCTAAATGTTCAGGTCCTAAAGTAAAAGATAAACCTCTTCTACTATATAAAGCACTTCTTAACATTATATTACCAACATGTTTTACAACCTCTTTATCTACAAAACCTGGTAATGATATAGAAGTTTTATCAATACCGTTTATTTGTTGATCTGCAATATCTTCAACCATTACAGGTCTTTGAGAATAAGCTTTATTTGGGTCTGTAAATTCTATTTCCAAACGGTTTATTCTTTCTGAATTACTTGTTTCATCTATTCTTAAACTCTTATCAGTACCAGTACCTACAAGATGTGCTTCACCAATAGTTGTAACAACATCTTCATCTTTAGAAATAAGTAATTTTATACCTCTACCAGAAAATATAGTGGATACCCAACCATGTGCAGATGCAGTACCAACTAAACTGGCTAAATCATTCTTTTCTGTAATAGCAACATTCATATAATACTTTTCATCTAAGCAATCGTTTTTTGCTTTAACAAAATTTGTTACTCTATTAAAATCACCACCATATCTTTCAGAAGTAATTATATCATCTACAACTTCTGCTGTTGTAATTAACTCATGTATAGTTGGAGTCATAGTAGCACCTACTACCATAGAATAACTTTCACCTGCACCATGAGAATAAATAATATCATTAAAAGTCCCCGATCCTAACTCACTTGTAGTACCAGAAATACCTAAAGGTCTATATAAATAATCATTGTGTTTATATAGACTTGTACCATGATGCTCATAATTTTCAATAGCTTTACTATTAGTAAAATTATCTCTTGTTTTATAAATTTTCCATTTATCTAAATCAGAAGTATCATTTTTACCATAATATAAAGTTCTTCTATCATGATATAATGGAACATGATAAGTATTAGTAGGTTGTGATTCTAGACTAGACGGATTTTTATTAACAACAGCTGCTGTTGAATATAAAGTATCAGACCAGCTATTTGTAATTAAATCAAAATATTTAATTTTACCTGTATTAACACTAGCAGTACCATCAGTATATCCAACATATATTATAGCACCTATAACTGACGCACTACCTATTTCTGGAACATAACTTGTTTCTAAATCATTAGTATTAATTTTAATATATGAAGAATCATAATCTAATGTTTTCCACGGTCCAACTAATAAATCATAATCTTCTAATAATGATACATTTAATCTATAAACAGAACCATTAGAGAATAAAAGAATAAAACAATCTTCATATTCAAAAAACAATACTTCTTTAATATCTTCATATATTCTTGCTAGAGTAACCCAAGCATGAGAACTTTCTATAGGAAATCCTGCAAATTGATTAACGCTACCAAAAGTTGATGGTGATGAATAATTTTGTGTTCTTGCAAGTATTTCACAGAACCCAAGATCAGTTTCATGTGACACAGCAACAAGAGTAACATTTTCTTCTCTTACAATAGTACTATCTAACTCTTCATAGGCTACACCATTCCAGTATAATTCTACTTGACTTACTGTACCTCTACCACTACCTAAACCTAGTAATGTAGTATCTCCGCTAGTAGATAACATACTCCATTTAATATGAGCAGTTCCGCTATTATCTTCTCCTTTAATATAAATTTTACTTAATCTACCACAAGGAAAAACTTCTTTACTACGTGCATATACTTTATCATATGATGACATAGAAGAATCAGTAGAAATATATATACTACTACTAGGATAAATTGTAAATTCATATGCTTGAGATGGTATATCTATCTCATAAGGATACGCAGTATACCCAACAGGAGAACTTGTAAACTTAGATTCCTCTGGTGTACGTATAACATTATCATATATATCATAAGGTAATGAACCAGCAACAGTAGCTATTATGCTTTCATTACCTATTTCTGTTAAAGCAGAATTAAAAAATTTAATATTTAAAGATTCTATACTATTAGTTAACCCTAAAGTTGTACATGCTATATAATCACCAGCATCTGTAATATTTACATTACCATTTAAAGAAGGAAAATCATTATAAATATTATCTGTTCTATTATAAATTACACCTGAAGTATTAGAACCGCTATATGTTGTCCACCCAGGTATGTAATCTCTGTTATTATATCTTAAATAACCATTTTGAATTAAACTGGAACCTAAACCATTACTTGTTACTACACCAGGATTCCAAGAAAAATTATTAGTTTCTGCATCTTTTCTATCACTAGATATACCTAAACTATGTAAGGCACCTTCAACTTCAAAAGTTAAAGCTGGGATAGTAGAACTACTACCTAAATTATAATCTCTAAATACTACATAAGATGTGCCACGATATGCAACTGCTTTTCCTGTTTTACTTGTTAAAAAATCATCGGCTTCCTGTGTAAAAGAACCAGGATAAAAAGTATGTGCTATATCTACAATATTTTTACCTTCATAGATATTATGTAATATAATTGGTCCTTCACCTAATGACATTACAAAATCTGCTGTAAACCATGTTGTAGTTGTAGTAGTTTCAGTAGACCCGCCACCACCACCACCACCACCACCTTTTCCTCCACCTCTACTAGAACTTACAGTCTGTGTTGATTCGTGCCTAGTTATATCACTTTTAAACATAACATTAGCACCAACACGAGTTCTACCAAATATAACATGTACAGGTACACCTTCAACAGCAGAAGTTCCTACAGCAGATTTAATTTGTCTGATTTTAGTTTCAGGTTTTGGTGGAGGGTATATCATACCGCCAGCTATTCCACCAGCAGCACCACCAAGCGTAGCACCTAATGATGCGCCAGCGTACCAACCAATATGCGGTTGTCCTATAAAAGCTCCAGCTACTGCACCTACAACAGCTGTACCTAGTTGTACCCCTGTTTTACTACCCATATAACTAATCCTTTATTTTTTAATCTATATAAGAATAATACTTTTTCTCTCTTTTATACCATTGAGAACTATACCTGTTTGATACAGTTACACCTATAGGTTTTTCTGAGTGAATTATAAAATCATCTTCTAATAGTAATGAACTGTGAGAT